CGTTTTTTAGCACTTGATAATGCAATAGCCTGTGCTTGTTTTAATGTTTTGCCTTCCTTCATTAACAAACGAATATTTGAAGAAATTATTTTTTGAGACTTACCTTTTTTAAGTGGCATTAATTTAGGCAAGGTAAATGATTTTCTTCATCATACATAGTTTCTGCTAAATGTTCTGGAATCATATAATTATAATTATGATTAAAATTATCTCCATTCCAACCTTCCCAACATTTAGGAAGTAATGTTTGTAATTTTTGCATCTTTGTTAATAAATCATCTTTCTCTAATCTCAATTCTGTATCAAGACGGCCATTTTCAATAATTAGAAAATACCCAAACTTACTATTATCTCTATATTCAAAAACCCAATTTATTTCCTTATTGTCTGTGATGTACTCATGGGTTGTAAAACTTCTTTGAATTAACATTTAGGGGTTGCTATGTCTATATTAAATATATAAGATTCTTCAACAGGTGTCAACAACTATTATTAACTAAAAGAGATTTTGCCTTCATTAATATCTTTAAGAAAAGATTGAAAGTCCTTTGCCTTACCAGCCGCCTCAATAAATTTTCTACGTTCTTCAATATCAAGATTCAAAGAAGTCATCATCTGTGCTAAATCTCTTGAATTGTTTACAGTTTCAACATTCATAAACCTACAGTATCACTTACCACTATAGCTGATCTATTGAGAATTACCCAATAATCAAGATTCCAGTGAACTAATTTGTCACCCACTTCATCAACTAGAGGCAATGGCACTTGGTAGCCATCTATTCCAAGTATGGTACAAGCTTCTCCAACAGTATTAACTTTATAACCTGTCAGCTTTGTTGCTTTTGCAATCGTTTCATCTTCCCATTTTTTAAACGTTGTTCTATACCAATCAGAGTCAGGAAAAGCGTGTGCACCTTTTAAGTTTTTTGTACTTGCACCTTTATCCCAAGTTTTTAAATTTGCACCTTTTTTTATTCCAAAAGCTGTAATTCTTTTGTTTTTATCGGCTGAATTAGTTGCATTTGTATAATTATCAGCTAAGTCAAAAGCATTTTGATTACCTTGCTTAACCATAGCTTTTGTTCCATGAATGTTTCTTGACGCAGCGTATGAGCCATTGCCATATATGCCATTACCTTGATAATAATAATCTCCTGTCTTTCCAATACCTTTGAACTCATCAGACCATTTATTCTCAGAAACACCTCTATAAACAAGTAAATTTTCACCATCAGCACCTTTCACTAAATCTTTTCTATCTTTTAATGCTTTTACATTTTTAACTCTATCTGGTCTTTTGTTAAATCCTTGTTTCCAAAAAAGATAATCATTGTACATGGGTGAGTTTTTATCTATTGCTCTTTCAATGCTTAATCCTTGTTCTAATTTTCTAATTTTTACATCTATAGGAGCAGCAGTATATTGCATTATCTGTGTAGGATCTTCTCCTCTTAAAGTTCCTAATTTTATTTCATGCTCTCTAAACTTTTTAAGGTCAGCTATTAACTCTTTTTCAGTTAGTTTTTTAAGTGGTTTTGATTTTATAAACTCAGGTTCAACAGGTGCTTTGACAACTGGTTTAGGCTTAGACTTCGGTTTGATATTTGTAGGCTTACCATATATCCTTTGTAAATCTTTCAAACTTCTTTCACTGTCATCATCACGTACAAACTTTTTTATTGCTTTCTGTCCAGATCCTTCCTTCTTTGCCAACCTCTTAAAATATTGAACTTTCTTTGCATTGCCTAAAGTTTTTACCTGTAGCTTTTTATCTTGCTGTAAAAGCCAATCACCATATTTTGTATTTTGTGGAACTCTACCTGTTGAACTTGGCCTAGTGACAACTTTTCCTACTGGTGGCTTTTCTAAACTTGGATATTTCTTCTGCAATCCATCAAAGTCAACAACAGGAACAGTAGTAGATCGACAATTAAAATGCTGTGGTGGGGTAGGGCCTTTGTTATATGCAAACTGTTTGCCATCAAGATCTCTGCAAACTGCACTGGTTCTACTGTCTAAAGTTGCGACATATTCATATTTAGGAGCTACTTTACTATTTGCTGCATAAACAGCCTGTGAAGCCTGATTCTGTACTTGATTAACAGATGTTCTTACGATGGTTCTAATTTGATGATTAGCAAGTTTTGTTCTTTCACCGCCAGCAAGTGCTAATTGTCTTGAGGTTTTAGCTTTTTGACCAAATTCTAAATTTCCAATCATTCGCCTTGCTATTTCTTGTGTTGATTCTCCGCTAAAAACACCCTGCCTTATATTTCTTGCAAGCAACTCATGTTGTTTTGTTGCTATACCACGAAAGGCTTTCTCTACTGTGTCTCCATTTGGTAAAGTCTGCATTGCTCCCTGCCTTGCAGTAAGTTCAAACTTCCCAGAACCAAATCTTTTAAAATCATCTTCTGTAAATTCTTTACTGGTAAATATATTGACTTGGGTTGGATCTGTTTTAACAAAAGATTCTGCATATTTTCTACTAACAGCAACAGAATTAATCGGCACATTACCAGATTTAACAACTTTTTTAAGTTCATTCTCTATAAATCCAGCTTGTACTTCTGCCAGTCCTTCGATTTCTTTAATCATTTTTTGAGTTGTAAGCCTTGACCAAGTATCTAAACTTATTTTTGATTGTTGGATTATTGCTCTTAATCTTTTTCTTGTTTGTGGTGCTATTACAACCCCTGCCGCAGCTTCGGCTTGTCTAATGTTTATTTGTTTAAGTTTCTTTGTTGCTTCAAGAATTACATCATTATATGTTCTTTGAAACTCTGTTGATACAGCATTACTATATCTGTTTAAATCAATAGTCTCTCGAAAAAATGCTTCTGGTGTACTCATTCATCAAGCCGCCTCTTCTGTATCTTCATCATCATCTGTAGCTGGTTCTTTTGGTGGTTCCATTTCTACCAACCCTCCGCTTTGAGTACTTTCCATTTCTTCCTCTATATCAAAATCATCACCAAGAATTTCACCAGCAGATAATTGGTTTAAAAGTGTCTCTTGTGAGATAGTGCCAGCAGTAAACAATGTTAATAGGCTTGTTATTTCCTGTGGCTCAAGCCTTGTGGAAACAAAATCTCTATTTACAAAGCTGCTACCAGCATTAGGTTCATTTAAATATTCGCTATGAAACCTGAGGCAGTTATCAATTAAATCTTGCATCTGTTGAGCAATAACCATCATGGTGCTGTCATTCTGTGATCTATCTATTCTCTTAGCCTCTGCTGATTCTCCTACTAACTTCTGCCCAAGTACCGCAGCTAATGATAATGTGTTTATTTGTTCCTTAAGATCACCAAGCCTTTGAAACTGGCTGTCATAACTATCTCCTGATGGGCTTACATATTCAAGCCTTGATTCTGGTGGTAATGCTAAAGCTTCACTAGGGCCTGTTGTTATTTCATCTGCATTTGGATAGCCAAAGACTGCAAGTAATGGAACAGAACTAATGTGTAAAATATTATCCAAGTCTGATTGAATCTGATAATGCTTAAGATTTAACTCTGCTATGTCATACAAAGGGCTGCGTGATTCATAAAAACCCACCCTGTTGGAATATGCCACAGCAAAAGGAATCTTGTCCTTAAGGCTCATTTCTCCTTCATCAAATAATTTATATTCACTATTCTTTTTATCTTTTCTGTGAATCTCATAACGACCACGCTCTAAAACTCTTATTTGCTTTACTTGTTTCTCGCCATACTTTCCATCAGGTTCTACAACATTCTCCAACAACCTTAACTGCGTGAGTTGTCTTACACCGTCTATAACTTCAGTTCTCCAACCTAGTATGTCTCTAGGTGTATAAGTTACCCAATAAGGTCTAGTTTTGTCACCTTCTTTTGGTGCATCTACTAATACCCCAACATGACCAAATGATATTGCTGTCCTTGCCGTATTGTACAACCACACATTAAGATCATTTTGCTCTAAATCTACGTCAAAAAGCTGCTCCCTGACTAAATCAGAAACATTATCAAGCCTTACTGGTTTTCTTGTAAGCATACCAGCCAACATTTTCTCGATTCGTTGCAGATAAGGTACAACAGTTGATCTTGAAAGCCTTACATCATAACTATCATCTGTTTCTCTTGCCTCCTGTGGTAAGTATTTTCTATGTTCACTCCTGATCTTATAAGTTCCTTCTTTTAAATCAGTTATCAAATCCCAAAACTGTGCCATGCGTTGATATGCCGCATTTGGTGATTCAACTGTTGAGACAGCCTGTGTTAT